AGCTGTTGGTGACCCCCGCGCTCGGGCCACTGGTCCTCGAAGCCACTCAGGAGGAAGCAGACCTGGGGCCATAGCTCTGTATGCTCCCGCAGAGTCAGATCAGGGTTAATGAGTAAGTTTGGGGGCCCTGCCACAAACTTTGCGGCGGAGCCGTCAAAGGTCAATGTCACAGACCTTGATCTGGCGATAGAGCTTGAAGCCAAACTCATCTTCCCAGCCCTTGTCTCCTTTACCAGTAATCAGCACGAGCTTCGTGGCCCCGTTCTTCTGAGCCCATGTCTGGATGGCTTCCATGGCCGTCTTCTGGCCATTGCCCACGCCAGGGTCAGCCTTGATCTGGAGCACGGTGGCCCAGCAGGAGGATTGGTCCATGCCAAGCTGCGCCACGGCATGACCCACCACCTGAGACTTGTCGTTGACGAGGGCCAGGACCAACTGGGTGGGGTCCCCTTGGTAGAGACGGGTCATCACAGCCTTTGCGACGGCTTCGCTGCTGGTTTCAGGGCTCTGAGACTTAGCCGAGTCGAGCACCCGCTGGACGACGAAGGGCACCAGGAAGCCCGCTGAAGGGTCGTAGGGGTCGACCTTCGCGACAACAGCGTCGATAGGCTTAGCCACGCTTGCCTCCACGCCGCTCGCGGGATTCAGTGATGGCCCGCTGATCGGCCTCAGCACGCTGACGATAGGCGTCCTGAATCATCTCTTGCGTCATGGGGCGGTTGCCGAAAATCGTGTCCATCACCTCCCTCACAGCCATCGCCACTTCGGGGCCGTGGCGGCGCTCAATCTCTGTGGCAACGATGATGCGGTTGTTCATGTCGAGCATCCTCTGGTCCACGGTCTTGAACATCTCCAGGATGCTGATGTCATCATAGGATGAGCCCTCGGCCTCGGCGGTGATGACCTCGCCTGTGGCGCTCTGCTTTGACAGCGTAACCTTCACTGTTTCCCTCCAACCCGCACGCCTGGAGCTGCAGCCTCCAGAGAGCGGTCAAATGTTTCATAGGCGACTTGGTGCTTACTGTAGCTACCGGGGTGACCACCGATGATGAAGGCTCGACCGTTGCGGTCGTAGAAGTCGTTCTCCACTTCAGCAGCCTGGCTATCGTTGCCCGAAAGCTGGCGGGCCAGGTCACCACGGACCTTGATCACGCCAGGGCCATAGACGATGCCGTTGATGTAGTGGCGGAAGCGGAGACGGATAGTGACGGGACGAGCCAGGTCCAAGGCTTCAAGACGCCTGGCCTCTTGCTCGGGGGTCAACGGCTTGACAACACGCTTGCGCTTCTTGAACTGGACAATCTCTCGCCCGCGTGCGTCGTACTTGATAACGGGTTCCTTTTTCTTTGCCATTGAGTAACCTTGTGCGGGGTCTTCCACAATGGGTGGGTGGACCCCGCGAGGGGTTTTTGTGTACCTAAGAGGTCCTAAGGTACGAGAAGGTTGACCTTAGGCGGGGAGCATCGCGCTGTAGGCGCTGCCGGTCTCAATGCGAGCGAAAAACGTGTTGTCAAGAATCCACGATTTCCACATCACTTTGTGACCAACTTTGCGACCTTGCGCGAGAGGGTTACTCCAGGAGGAACCATCAGGAGTGATGTAGCTTTCCAGGCTCATCCCGTTCAGCTCAACACGCCCATGGCTATCCTTGCCGAAGACCCACGCGATAAACACCTCGATCTGATCCGCCGGGGATGCCGGGGCGATGGCCTCTGTGCCCGTTGGCTCAGTCGTCTGCACCACGGTGGCGCCCGCTGCCTGGCCAGACTTGACCAGGAAGAGGTTGCCGGTACCACCAGCAGCCGTCATGTAGATGTCATAACGGTAGTTGGTGGACGAGGGCATGACGAAGGTGAAGGACTCGTTATTGCCGGTTGCCGCAGAGGCAATGTTGGCCGAGGGGACGCTGATCTTCCGCTGCTGGTTGGAGTTGACATCACGAGCCACGACCACAAACTTGAAGTTCGTGGCCGAGGTGATGCTGCCTCCACCATCGGTGGCGGTGATCTGTGTCTTCTCTGCCGTCGCTGCACCTGTGGTGACCGCTGGAACACCCTTGAAGACCGGGAGGAAGTTCCCCCGGAGCCATCGCACGCCCATCCACACACCAATCTCTGCCTGTTCCAGACGTCGGACATTGGCAAAGTTGCTGGCTTGCTGGAACGTGGTGTCAGTCCCCAGGACATCACCCTCTTGCTGCGGAGCCATAACCCCGCCATAGAGGCCGCCTTCAAAGGACGCTGCACCCTGAGAGCGGAGGGCGGTCGTGGTCTTGAGGATCACGGCCGTCGACAGCTTGTCAGTGGCCACGAGACCACTGCGAACAGTGACCGCAGCCGGGAAGAACACCTGGGTTCCTCCCAGCAACATCGCACCCAGTTCCCGCTCAAACATTTCTGCCATCGCGAGACCAGACCGCTCGTTCGCGATCTGCAAGGCTGGGTGGACGGTGGTGATCTGCGCCACATCGGTCAGCAGGACCACGAGGCCCCACTGCTCGACCGTCACGTCGACATTCTCAATCGACAGGGCTACCGCATCGGGGGGCGTCCCCTCAGTCAGGGTGGTCGTGGGCAGGGCGAGCCGCCGAGGCCTCGTCACCCGCAGAGTCTTGCTGGACCGCTGAGGGAGTTCAAAGCGGGTGGCGAACTTGCCGAGCACCATGTCGCGCTCTGCGAGTCGGTACACCTTCCGTGCGATGTGGACATTTGGAGCGTCGTTGGACAACGCTGCAAAATTTGTTACCGCATCAGGCATTCATTTTCACCTCTCTCTGTTGACAGTCTCAGGACTCAATCCCCATCATCCCTGTGGCCCATTGCCTAGGGGTGAGAGGGTCTGCTGACCGCTCAGCGTGTCACAGCCTTCACGGTCAAGGTGCTTGGTGCTCGTAGGAAGCAGGATGTGAGGACCCATGCATCTTCCAGCCTGCCTCCACTTCGATATGCCGGGCCTGGGAGCATCCAACCAGGAGAAGCATCAGCAGAATCGCCACATGAATCAGTGCCCTCACTCCTTTAGAAGGGGACGTTCTTCAGTGCATTCTCTAGCTCTTCGTCAGTGGCATCGATAGCCGCCTTCATGGGCTGTCCAGGAGAACGGGTGAGGCCAGGACCCAGCATCGTGTTGTTCCGGGCTCTGGAGGCCGCGTCCTGGCGCTCCTTCATGGTCTTCTCAAGCAACTGGTCAAACAGCTCGCTGCCCCGCAGGTAGCTCCAGGCCTGCTCACGAGTGATGGGGCGTCCCCGGTTGGCCTGATCCATGACTACTTCCTCGATACGCTGGCGAAAGGGGGCGGCTTCAGGGCGGTTGGGGTAGAAGACTGCGGCATCAGCCGCCAGTTCAGCCTTGAGGTTGAGAAACTGGGCGATGGGAGCCAGGTACGGGGCCAAGACATCCCTGAGCGGGTCAGGCTGCGGCTGCTGCTGAGGCACTGGGACGTATTGGGGCTGGGGCCGGTACTGCTGAAGACCCTGCTGAACAGCCGTGGTGACGTGCTCTTGGAGAGCTTTCGGGTCATACTGCGGCTGCTGCGGTGCCTGAGCAGGCTGTTCAGCAGGCTGGTCTACATCAGTTCCCTGAAATTCGTCAGACATTCAAATGTGACCTCATAGTCCAAAATAGATACGAGGGGTCCCAGCAGTGCGGGCCCTCCAGCCTGTGTCGGGGCAAGCTGGACACCGGTGGGCCCCTCGCTGTCACGCGAGGCCCTTGGCGAGGGCCTTAACTATGGATACTGCTATTCCTGGTCGGTATTGTCAAGAATGAGGGGGAGGCCTGGTAGCTCGTTCAAGAGAGCCCTGTAGACCTTGGCCTCAGCCTGCAAGCGATACAGTTGGGGGAGTTCAGCGTCCTCCATCTCGGTGTGGGCCACCATGAGACCCTTTTCGAGGCATTGCTTGATCTCTAGCCAGGTGGGATGCCTTGTCACGGGCCTACCCTTTCCAAGTTAGCCCGGTTCATCCGCTGCTCAACCTGTGCCGCATTGGCCCCTGGGCCCGCTGGGGGTCCCGGAGGTCCTCCTGGGGGCGGGGGGCCAGCCTGATTGACCATCTGCTGGGCCTGGACCTGCTGCATCTGGGGGGTCATGGGCATGATGATCTGCTCCACGCCGCGCTCGCCCATGCCGTCACGCCACATGCGCTTGATGAAGAGAGGCCAGTTAATCATGACCCCCTGCTTATTAAGCAGGGGCTCCACTTTGGCGATGCCCTGGGCGGCAGCGTTCATCTGCTGGGCGAGGGCCTTCATCTCTTGGGCCTGCTGGCTGCCAACCCATACCAGGTCCCAG